GACGATCTTGAAGGGGATGCCGTCGCCATTTCGCAATTCGAAGTAAAGCTGTCGTTCGCTTCGGGATTCGTCGGGGCGATAAAGTAAAAGGCCTGAGGTATAATAACTACGCAGGCTTCCGGCTCCGCTCAGGGCGCGGAAAGGGTCTTCCTCCAAAAGCTTCTTTTGCGTTTTACTGGTGTGGTGAACGAGGATAATGCCCGCATTGGGATTGACGGCATCGCGCAAGGCTTCAACCCGCTTTTGCAGGAAGAACAGCATGGCGTTGTTGTCGTTCTCATGGGCTTCTGGCGAGCCTCCATCAAAAACGTTACGCAAAGGATCGATGACAATAATGTCCGGCTTCGCATCCGGGAAACGGGCATGGATTGCTGCGGCTACGCGCGCAACGCCGTCCTCGTTCAGCATCATCTTTAGCTGTGGCGTCATGACGAGGTTATCGAGCGCGGCCTTGCGGATCTCCGGATCAATGCGCAGCTGGTGCAGACGTTCGCGCAGATAGTGATATTGGATTTCTGCCTGCAGGATGAAGACACGCAAAGGTCGCGGCGGGCGCATGCCAAGAAACTCGACACCCGCTGCCATATGCATGAGCCATGAGAGGATAAAATCGCTCTTGCCGACCTTGGGCGCGCCACCGAATACCAACAGCCCGCAGGGCGTCAGAATGCGTGGAGAAATGATGTCTGGCGGCATGGGGCTGGTGTCGGCCAGCATTTCCCGTAGACTGTGGTGAGCAACGGCAGCAAGGCTGGCCTCATGAGCAGGTCGAGGTGGCGCCTGTCTCAGGCGGGAAAAGGCCTCGCGCAGTAAAGGAACAGGATCAATGCCTTCCGAGATGGCATCGGCGGCATCCCAGCCTTCAGGTTTACCCTCCGGCACAGCCACAAGGGAAACAGCAACGCCGAGACGCCCCAGATGTTCTGTTATCCTGCCGGCATAAGCCATTCCCGGTTCATCATTGTCTGGCCAGACAACGACTTGCTTGCCGATTAGAGGAGACCAGTCTGTCTTGTCCACTGGCGCATTGGCGCCGTTCATGGCTGTGGTAGCGCATATCTGTCGAGCGATCAGTGCGTCAGCGCATTTTTCGCCTTCAACAAGGACGACACAGGAAGCCGTCGCCATCCCCGGCTGGTTGTAAAGCGGTCGCGGATCAGGGGCGCGGCGTTTGCGGGCTTTGACGTCCCGAGGCCGGAACTCTTTTCCCTTCGGCGTGTCATACCGATAGACGCAGGCGATGAGGGTGCCCTGTGCGTCGCGATAGTCCCATTTGCCTGTGTATGGGCCAAGATCATCCAAAGATGGCGTTTTAGGCAAAGGATTGTGTTTTGGCGCAGGTTCAGGTGCGGTGCCAAGCCAACTGGTTACCTCCGCGATCAGTTTTGGAAAATCGCGCCGTGTATCCCATCCACGCGCAGCGGCCCAAAGGTCAAAAATGTCGCCGCCATCTCCAGTGGCAAAATCACTCCATAATCCGGCCTCCGCTCCATCAAGCGTTACGTCCATGCTGTCGCCATGGTCGCCTCGGACATTGCCGACGAAGAATTTCCGGCCATCCACATATCCGGCGGGGAACAGGTGAAACAGAACATCTTCGAGCCTGTCAAGCAAAGCAGAGCGCAGTTCGTCCCGTTCGGAAGAAAGTTCTTGCGGTGTTTTGGCAACCAATTGATCAGGCGCGTTGTTGTAATCAAGCTGCATGGCCAGCCTTCCAGCAGCGTTCACGCCACGCGCAAAAAGTGCATTCGTAATGATCCGGATCGTTTGTCAGGCGCGGCAGAAGCTCGCCTGCCTCAGACGCTGTGATAACTTTGACTGCGCGGTCGCTCATGCGCTGCGCTAAAGAGGCGTCGAACGGCACCAGCTCATGATGCAATTCAGCGGTGTCCTTGTTGATCGCCGTAAACAGCGCGGGGTTAGAGGAAAGCCCATGTATCTGGCTCTCCATATAAGCCTGATAGGTGGCGATCTGCGCCGCATAGACCGGCTTGGAAACAGTAACGCCGCGCTTCACCGTATCTTTCCACGATGCGGCTTTCAGCGATTTGCATTCCCACAGCATGGGAAAGCGCAGTTCCAGCTCTGCTGGCGCACCGTTGATGATGCCGTCCACATGACCCTGCAACTGGCCACGCGCGACCGAGAATCCAAATTGACCGGCTTCAGGATCGTTGCGTCGCGTGGTGTAGAGATCAAAACCCGCTCCACGCAACCACATCGCTGCCATATCTTCCAGAACATGCCCCATGGCAAAGATGCGCAACGTCCGGCCTGTGAAATCCTTTTCCTCGTCCTTGGGCGTGTCGGTGTATTCAAATTGCAAGGCGCGTTCGCAGGCGGCGCCAAGACGAGATGCGCCGAGATAGGAACGCTTTTGCTGTTTCTCACGCCCAGCTACCAAGCCTGCGTCAATGAATACGTTGATCTTGTCCGCGATTGTCGGACGATGATTGTAATCCAACATCAAAACGGACATCCTTCCTGTGGCTTGAGGCGAAGGAGCGCGTCCTGATAGGCGGTGACTACGACCTCTATGAGCGTCAGCACCTCTGCGCGGCTATAGGCGGACAAAGGTTTGTCTTTGCCAATTTCGGCCACGCATTCCCCCAACAAGGGAAGAACAGCGGCGATCGCAGCTTCTTCGTGTGGCAGTTTGTCGATCATGCCGCACCTGCGGTGCTCAAGACGCGGCTGATACCGTCGCGGTTGAATTGAGCGGTCAGCAAGGCCGATGCCTTGTATCTGGTAAGGCTGTAGTCGTTACGATGTCCGGGCAGATATTGGAGCTGCTTCGACGTGGCGGGCTGATGAATCCACGAACGTGTCTTGTGCGCCGTCTCGTCGCTTTCATAGAGATTTAGCCAGTCATCGGCAGCTGCGAAGCAAACGATGCGCTCGCCCACGGCGAGATGCTTCGCAGATTGTCCTTTAATTCCGCCAATCGCATGCCATGCGCCGTCTTTCAGAAATACGCCGCCCCATGCGTTAAAACCCGTGGCGACAAAGTATTTGTCGTTGCCCTGCAGATCGACCCAAAGGAAGCTCGATCGCTTTAAAAGGTCGATTTCCGACATAACGAAGCTGCCCGCTGACAACTCACGTTCCGCAATCTGCTGCTGCCATTCATAGCCGCACAGCGGGCATTCCTTGACGGCGGCGGGAACTTCCGCGCCGCATTCGGGACATTCCTTGGTCGGGGCTTCACCTTCGCCCATCTGGTCATCAAGATTAACGTCTTGCTCCAGCGAGCCATGTAGCAGTGTGGACGTCCCAAAATCCAAGACCACACAGTCTTTTTTCATGATGTCCGGATATTCAGCAGGATCAATCGTGCGCAGGCCGCGCCCGATCATCTGGATCATGGTGGATTTATAAGAACTGGGACGGAGCAATACGACGCAGGATGTCGGCGGGTGATCCCAGCCTTCCGTTAAAACAGCCACGTTGATAATGACCTGCGCTCGGCCTTCGGTATATTCGGCCAGCACCGCATTGCGTTCGACGTCTGACATTTCCCCATGAACAATAACGGCGGGAACACCGGAACCGTTGAAACTGGATGCGACCGCCTCGGCATGCGCGACTGTAGAGCAGAAAGCCACGGTCTGTCGGTCACCCGCCTTATCCTTCCAATGCTTGACGACGGCATCATTGATGGGACGAGTATTCATGATCGCAGCGACCGCGCCCATGTCGTAATCACTGGCTGTTTTTTTGACGCTTCGCAGTTCGTCCTGCACACCAACATCCATCACGAAGGTGCGTGGCGGCACGAGATGGCCGGAGGCGATCAGTTCCTTGACTGTGATCTGATCGGCCACGTTGGAAAAGATCGGGCGCAACCCCTTCTTATCGCCGCGATTAGGCGTCGCCGTCATACCCAGCAGCTTGATGCTGGGGTTCGCTGCCTTTGCTCTTTCGATCACCCGCATATAACTGTCGGCGCGGGCGTGGTGGGCTTCGTCGATAACCAGCACATCGACCGGAGGCATGTTTGCAAGGTTGCTTTCACGCGACAGCGTCTGCACCATGGCAAAGGTCACATCGCCACGCCACGACTTGACCGAGGCGTCGTAAACGCTTGTCCCAATCATCGGATTGACGCGCCTGAACTTATCCTCGTTCTGGAACGTCAATTCATCACGGTGAGCGAGTACACAGGCTTTTGCACTGTCCTTTTTGAACATCTCTCCGATGATCGCGGACAACATGATCGTCTTGCCCGCGCCGGTAGGAGCGACAGCCAGCGTGTTGCCATGCTTGTGCAGGGCTTCCACCGAACGAGCAACCAACTCTTTTTGTCTTGGTCGTAAAAGCATGGTTCACCTCACCGCGCCCAAGAGGGAAGATTGCTGGCGGGAGTAGCTTGCGATTGAGGCGCATGCTGCTGGGTCTGCGGCGGGGCATAGGTCGTTTGGCCGGTGGGATAGCTTTTATGATCCTTAGTGATCGCTGTTTTGATGACGTTGCGATCTTCGCCGTTGCGCTGATCTTTCTCGACGTCGATGCGGGCAACGAACTCGATCCCGTCCAGATCGGCAAAGCCGTTGATGCGCCGAGCGGCGATGGCCTGTGGTGTCTCGTCTTTCGATGAAAAACCGCGCGCAGAATTAAGGATGCCCTTGATAAAAGAGCGTCTCATGTTGGCGTATTCCGGCCCTTTGGCGCTGAACAGGCCGATCATGCTCCACACCTTGCGACGTGCAAACTGGC